CACCTAGCTCGAGAGTTTGTTCTTGTTATCATCCGCTGGCATGTACCGTCCGCCATCGCGGATGACATCGACCGCCACGCGGCAGGTCGTCGAGGCCGTGCTCACCTTCACGCTGAGATACCGCTTGGATGCCGTCGAGGTCATCTGGTCGGCCTGAAGGTTGAACACGCCCGCCGCCTGATTGACAGCCGACGTCATGACGGCAGATGCGGACAGGCCGATGCTGCCGGCAGCCGAATCGGCGCAGCGGACATGCAACGTCACGGTGGAAAGGGTCGAGCAGATCAGAGAACCGCTGAAACCGAGCGTGCTTTCGATCTGCGTCTTGAGCGAGTCGAGCGAGAGCTGGAGGCCCGTGTCCACCGTGGAGCCGACCGTCGAGCCGAAATACAGGTTCGTGGCCGACTGAAGCGTGGAGCCAGAAGCCCACGCCGCCGTCGAGGTCGTGTAGGTGAACTTCTTCGTCACGGTCCCGGCGGACAGGGTGAAGTACTGGCCCGTCGTGCTGGCCGTGCCCATCGTCAGCGTGATTTCACGCACGCCGCTGCCCGACGCGATGTTCGTCGCAGCCGTGCCGCCGATGACGATGCCGGCCTTGCCGCCGGCAGCGGACGAACCAGCAGCCGTGGCCGCCGAGGACTCCATCAGGTCGAGGGTGATGCCGCCCGTCAGGTCCCCGTAGGCGCTCACGACAAAGGCGGCCTGCCCGTATTTCTGCATGTCGTAGTTCTGGCTCGTCGCGCCAGCGGCGGAGGTGATGGAAATGATCTCCGCGTCAATCTTGAGTCTGTCAGTGATTTTGCTCATTGTTTCGTCACCTCCTAGTTCAGCACAACGAAGGGCGACACGGTGTTGGCCGTGCTCCCCTCAAGCGGGATGGGCGCGTCCAGCCAGGGCTGACCGTCCACGTTCCAGAAGACCTTGAGCACCGAGCGGTTGCTCGTGAAGTAGACGTGCTAGGACATGGCCACATACGGGCCGCTGCCATCCTTGATGAGGTAGTAGGACAGGTCCGCGAGAATCAGGTAGCCAGCCGTGCCGAGGGCTACGGAGCGGTCATGGAACAGGACGGGGATGCCGAGCAGGGTCGGCGGCAGGCCGGGACCGGCGGACTGTACCCAGAGATTCGCGTTGGATGCGTCGGCAATCGTCGCCAGCTGCGGGATGGTGGTCTGCGAAGCAATCCAGACGGGGTTGCCGCCCATTTTCAGCCGGGCAAACATGCCGACAACGTCCGCGTAGCCGATGGAGTTCGCCGTGGCGCGGTTGTAGTTGACCCTCGCCGGCGAGGAGAGCACGCCGAGGGGACGCCCCACTCCGTTGCCGCTGTAAAAAGCGAGTTCCTCAGCCGACCGGATGGCACCGCGAAGCTGCGCCTCAGCGACGGAGGCGGATGCAGCCCAGTTGCGGAGCAGCTTGTCGGTCAGCACGATATAGGCCGCGACTTCCTTCGGCTCGAGGGTGATCTCGCGCAGGTCGAAGTCCGTTTCCGGCTTGGTGCCGCCTTCAGCGATCCACTGCACCGTGACGCCGCCGTACATGTTCTTCGCAGCGCCCTGGTTGAGCGCGGGCATGGTGATCTTCGCATCCGGGGGATCGCCCGCCGGGATGACCGTGCAGCGGGGCCGGAAGATGGCTTCCTGGGGGCTCACCGCGAGGAGAGTCGGTCTGAACTGCTCGGGCACCATGAACCCGCCCTTCGTGCCGGTTCCCATCGACTGTTCGTAAAGCCGGGGGTCGTCCCTGCGGGACACAACGGAAAGAAGGAAGTCCCGAAGGTCAACAAATTCCTTCGGGTCGGTCTTCTGCGCTTTGGTGGACAGGCGCACGGACTTGGCGGGCTTGCTCATGGCCGCTTCCTGCTCGGCAAGCCGTTCCTCGCGCTCGATGTCCTTGTCAATTTTCGCCAGCGAGGCATCGAGGGACTTGTACTCGGTATCCTCGGCCTCCGTCAGATCGCGGGTTTCCGATTCTGCCAGGTCGAGGAGCGCCCGCATCCTCTCGACAGCCTGTGCTTTCTTTTCTTTGAGTTTCTCAATTCGATTCATCGGGATGAACCTCCTACGGTTAGAGCCAGCCTGCGTCGGAGCAAGGCCGTCTTAAAAGGTTTGTATTTCAACGATTCTGCCTTTGACTGTGACCAGCAGTCGTGGCTCCGAACCGCAACGTCGGTTTCCTGATAGGCCGGGAACGTAACCGGCGAAACATCCCAAAGCTTCACCTTCTCAAGCGTGCGAAGGTCTTTGGCCGCGTTCTCTTCGGTTTCCCAACTGTCCTTGATGGTCTGGAAACCGAAGGACATCTGCGAAATGTCGCCCCGCTCGATGGAGGTGACGAGGTCGCGGGCCACCTGCGTATCGGGCGGGTCGATTTCGACGTAGAGCCCTTGCTCGTCCTCGCGCATGGTCAGCGTGCCCGCCTTGTTTCGCCCGAGGATGAAATTCTCGTCGTGGTTGAACAGGGCGCGGACATCGTCCTTGCCGATGGACTCGGAGAATGCACCCGGAGCGATCCGCTCACGGAACCAACCGAGATCCGTCTCGTTGAAAACGGCGGCATGGCCCCGGATCAGCTTCTTTCCGTCTTCGCGTTGCTCGACGCGAAACTCACTATGTAGCGTCCTGCGTTCCTGCTTCATCGAGGGGTAAATCCTCCTGCGTTCCTTGCGTGCTGCTCGTGTTTGGATTCTCGTAGGTATCCCCGCCTTCCCTCGGGTTCATGTTTTCGAGGGCGCGGACCTCATTCGGGCTCATCCATCGGTTCGTGATTGCCGACGCATACGCCTGATAGCGGGTTGCCGTGTCGCCCCGGAGAAGGGCGTCGAGCTTGAACTCCGCGAAGTAGCGGCCCTGCTCTTTCTTGGTCAGCAGCGTTTTGTTGATGGATTGCTCGATACGGACGAGCCACGGCCTGATACAGTGGATGACGAAAGACATCATCATCTGCTCGGCGCTGGCATAGGTTGTCGTCGTGTCGGGATGCCCGATGAGGATGCACGGGACGCGGAAGAGGCGGGCGATTTCCTGCACCTGAAAGCTGCGGGTTTCAAGGTATTGGGAATCTGTCGCGGACATGCCGACGTTCACCCAATCCATCCCGTTTTCAAGAACGATGATCTTGAATTTGTTATCGCCGGAAAGGGCGTCCTGTACGGACGTTTTCAGGCGGGTATGGGCGTCTTCCTTGAGGGTGCCGGGATGCTTGACGATGCCCGATGTTTTTGCCCCGTTTTTGTAATATGAAATGCCGTGATCCTCGGCGCTCATGGCGAGGCCGATGGAATTCGCGGCGAGGGTGATCGGGGAGAGCCCGAGAAGGCCGTCAGAGGACAGCCCCTTGAGGTGCCAGCACTCGGACTGAGAAAGGGTGATCTGCTTGTGGCTGTCCGGGTCGCGGTACTTGTACTGCACCTCGTAGTCGGTAAAATCCTTGAACTCGGGCTCCACCTTGTCGGGATGAAGGGGGATTATTTGCAGGACACGGCCCGCGTTGTCCCGCTGAATGAACGAATAGGCGTTGCCGCGCAGGGCGGTATGCCCCACCTGCATCTCGCGGAACTCATGGGCGGTCTGGAAATTGTTTGGGGAATCGTGCAGGAAGGGATAAAGCCAATGCCCGTCGGCAACGTCCTTGCCGCCGTCCTTGCGCCGTTTGTAGACCATCAGGGGGAGCGATGCGATAGTTTCCGAAATGACGCGGACGCAGGCAAAAACCGCCGACTGACCTAAAGCCGAGTCGGCATCTACGTTGTAACCCGTCTTGTTTTGACGGCCCAGGAGCCGGATAATCCAGTGGTTAGGATCGTCCACGCCCCTGCGTTCGATAAACTTTGCAGCAAAGTCTAGCAGTTTGCCCAAATATGCAACCCCTGGCCAGAGTCGTTTGGCTAGGCGGTTCGATTAAGAGGGGAGGACTGTATAGCCAGCCCGCACACCGCCTGACTGACACCCATACGGGTGAGTCCTTGGGTTGGATTTTGGACAAAAAAAGTCCCGTGCGCCAAAGGCATACGGGACTATTACCGGCTATTACGAAAGTATTTTTAGT